GCAACTCAATCCTCTGAACATGCGACAGTGTTACGGAATTAAATCCCGGTTTCGGTGACGAATCGATCCATAGGCACCAAACGGACCTCAAACGGTGTACCCATAGCTGTTCTGGTAAACCAGTTCGCGCGGTTGGAAGAAGTTCTCTACGGCCACTTTCTCATTCACGTATGCTGTTGAGAATGTTGGGAATGAAATCAGTGATGCTACTGCGGTACGCGCGCTCTCTCCACCCATTTCGTTGGTCGCTCCTACTCTGTAACGGTAAACCTCAAATCCAATTGTCGGGAAACGCGGTGCATATTTATCGTCGAAACGTACGTAGTACGATTTTCCCGCCATACGATCGCAGAAGTACAATGGCTGCATCTTCGAGTTAATGATGTCTTCAGCTGCGTTTAATAATCCGGCGCGAACGGAAGCACCACCCTGGTCATCAGGCATCCAACGGCTACCGTCGGGACCAAAGAATCTCAGACGAGTTGCATTCCAGTCAACGCTTCCTTGAACAATAAATTGCATTGCGTAAGGGTCACCTGCTCCGATATCGTAGCTTCCATTTCCACCGTTCGAGCGAATTAATCCGTGCTGATGCTCGACTCCTTCACCTGGCCATTCAATTCTACCATGTTTGTCTGGGTTCATGTAATTGGGAAACTTCATCAACTGCCTGTTCAAGCTACCCGCAATCACCTCGGTCCCTTGCCAGTTATATACCTGTACCACTCCATTGGTGTACTTCAATACTACTGTCACATTTATGCCTGAGTTGCTGGAGCTTCTGAATTCTGAGATACGCTTATTATGCGCTTTTTGCTGTAGGTATTGTGCGTCGTCTAGTCCGTGCATCTTGGTGTTTTAATTCCGCTGAGGATTTTAAACT